CCTCGCATTTTCCCCGGAGGTAGGTTTGGGCACACCGAATCCGGGTTTCGGATAAGACAGGACGACCTGTGTCGTTGGGGTCTTCTTGCGTTCGTTCCTTTCTACCCAACGAGGGGTACGCAAGTCGTCCTGTCCTACCTGAAACCCGGATTCGGAAACAGCAAAGGAACCCGGAATAGGAGATAACTCCGTGGCAAGGGCCAAGAAGTCACCCAGAGGACGGGCCGCCACTCCGGAGCAGCAGGAGAATCAACTCATTTCGCTCGCAGTCCAGCGAGCCGAGGAGATGCTACTGGACGGCACGGCTCCTCCTTCCATCATCACGCACTACCTCAAGCTCGCCACGAGCCGAGAGCGGTTGGAGCAGGAGCGAATTAAGGCTGAGAACGACATGCTCAAGGCCAAAGCCGACGCTCTGGCGGCCTCAGCACGAGGGGAGGAGGCCTACAAGGAGGTTCTCGAGGCATTCAAGTCCTACGCCGGAGGAGGTGTGGGTCTTGAGTCGGATTCGGACCTACCATGAACTCTCTCGCATCGAATCCTTCGAGGAACGGTACGAGTACCTACGTCTCAATCAGGATCCAGGGGATCAGACCTTCGGGTTCGAACGGTATCTGAACCAATCCTTCTACCACTCGACCGAATGGCGTCAAGCAAGGCAGAAGGTAATCCTCAGAGACGACGCATGCGACCTCGGGGTCCCGGGTCACGACATCTACGGTAAGATTCTGGTTCACCACATGAATCCGATTCGGCCCGAGGACCTCGAGGGAGAGTTCAATCCCGACATCCTTGACCCTGAGTACCTAATCTGCGTGCGACACGACACACATAACGCGATTCACTTCGGCGACGCGAGCCTGTTACCCAAGCCTCTAGTCGAGAGAACGCCGAACGACACGATACCCTGGAGGTGACCGTGGCTGATTCGATATTGAATGACATCAAGAAGGCTCTCGGCATCACCGAGGACTATACGGCTTTCGATCAGGAGATCATTCTCCACACAAACACGGCGCTCATGTTCGCAGAGGAGATCGGTCTCCCCTCGTTCAAGATCACCGGAAAGACAGAGACCTGGGATCAGTACCTCAGCGGCGTCACGAAGAACGTTGAGGCCGTCAAGACGTACCTGTATCTGCAAGTGCGACTCGTATTCGACCCGCCCGCTAACTCTTTCGTCGTGACGGCGATCGAGAAGCAGCTTCAGGAGTACGCCTGGCGTATCAACCTGCAGAAGGAGACTCCATGAGCGACCAACTCATGCACTACGGGGTCAAGGGGATGCGTAAAGGGGCTCGTAAGAGTCGTGAGCAGCGGAATGCTGAGCGCCGAGCCAAGTATGAGGCCAAGCTCAAGGCTAAGTATGGCGATCACGACATCGCTACGATCGAGGCCTTCATCAAGAAGCGCAAGGCGCAAGCAAAGGCAGCCAGGGACTGGCGTCTCGGCAACCAGCGCAATCGTCAGCTCACCGCTACCGAGCGTCGAGAGAAGTATTACAACGAACTCGACGCCGGCCAGCTAGGCAAGACCTACGCAACCGACGCAACTCTTGCTGAAGCCGCTCGTAGGTACTACAAGAAGGGGCATAACAAGCGAATGGGTCATTCGGAGCTGATGCATTACGGCGTCAAAGGCATGAAGTGGGGCGTTCGCCGCCGTGCTCGTCGTGACGCCAAGGAATTCACCCAGGCCAAGATGTACTACGGCGAGGGTGCCGGCAATCGGCGGAAGCTGATCAAAGCAACCGTCAAGGCCCGCTCGAAGGATCCGTTCTACAAGAGCGAATTCGACAAGGCGGTCGCCAATACTGACATGTCTAAGCGGGCTTCTCAGGCTCGAAGGCAGCGCGGCCGGAAGAATGCACGCAACTCCGCCGGCAAGACCGTTCGCGGCGTTGGTAACATTGCTACCGGGAACGTCGGGCGGGCCGGAGGCGCACTGGCCCTCGGTTATTTGGGCTATCAAGGCGCCAAGGCTGCCGGGATCGCCCCTACCGAGAAGCAGCTACTCACCAAAGCCGTCAAGGGGGCAAGGAAGATCAAGCGCGTCGTTCAGCACGACGATGTTCTCGCTCACTATGGTATCAAAGGCATGCGCTGGGGAATCCGCAAGTCTCGCATCAAGAATGCGAAGAGGTGGACTTCCAAAAAGCAGGCCAAAATAGATGGCATGTCCGATGATCAGCTCAGGCGGGTTAACAACCGTCTCCGGTTGGAGAAGGAGTACCGTCAGCTCACTCAGACTCGGATGGAGCGCTACCGCGCCAAGGCGGGGAAGGTGGTCGAGGAGGCCGCAGCCAACACTCTGCAGAACGCAATCCAGAAAGGTCTGAAGAAGGCTGCTAGCCGCGGCGGATCCGCTGCCATCAAGGGCGCCAAACGGTTCAAGCAATAGGACTATGACATGACAGACACATTGTTCTTCATCGACGAGGACGAGGTCCTCGCTCACCATGGCGTCAAAGGCATGAAGTGGGGCGTTCGCAAGCAGCGAGCCGCTTCCGGAGGCGCCGGATCAACCAAGAAGCGTAAGGGGCTCTCTCGCAAGCAGAAGGCCGCTATCGCTGGCGTTCTCGGCACGGCGGCTGCCGCTGGCGCTGGGTACTACCTGCACAAGTCCGGCAAGGGCAAGCAGCTCGCAGGCCTGGCTAAGAAGCATGGAGCCTCCGCTAGGGACTTTGCTAAGGGTAAGGGCCGTAATCTCGGAGCACAGGCTCGAGTCAAGCAGGCCCAGGCCAAGCGGTTCGCTAAGGCTCAGTCGGCTAACGCCAAGGGCGCAGCTGAGAAGCTGAAGACCACCAAGGCGGGTAAGTATGCTGAGGCCACTCGTCTCGCTACCAATGCAGCCGCATTCAAGACTGGTAACGCAGTCAAGGGTGCCGGCTACAAGGCCAAGAACCAGGCTTGGAAGGTTGGTAACAAGGCACGCAAGGCGGCTGAGGGCGGCGTTGGCGGTGTGAAGTCTTCGGCCAAGGCCGCGGCTGGTAAGGCGGCAGGGGCGGCTAAGTCTAAGTTTGGCAAACAGGCCGCTAAGGCTCCCGGTAAGGCGCTTTCGACTCATGTTGTCCAGCCCGGTAAGGGAGTCGGCTACAGGAAGCTCGCTACCACCGGAACCAAGGTCGTGAGCCCCAAGGGCGCCGCCGCCGACAAGCTCGCCAAACGTGCTGCCCTCGGACTAGGCGTTGGGATAGGCGCTAATGCGGCCGCTGCGGCAGCGGGCGCAGCTATCAACCGAAGGGCCGCTGGCGGCAAGAAGAGCGGAACCTCAAAGAAGCGCCGCCGCTGACCATGTTGTCCAATACCGCTGCCCCGCGATATTACGCTGAGTTCAGAGATGATGTCCTCGCAGGTAAGATTCCGATCTGCAAGGAGATCGAGATGGAGATGAATAGGATCGATGATCGGATTCGCAATCCCGGTTTTTATTACGATAGCGACGCTGTGGAGGGGTTCGTCCGCTTCGCGGAAGCGGAGATGACTCTAACCGACGGATCCGATCTTCGACTCCTACCGAGCTTCAAGCTCTGGGCCGAACAGATCTTCGGATGGTGGTTCTTCACCGAGCGATCGGTCTACGTCCCGAACGAGACGAAGGCCGGCGGCCACTTCGAGAAACGCCGGGTGAAGCAGCGCCTCATCAACAAGCAGTACATCATCGTCGCCCGAGGTGGGGCGAAGTCTTTGTATGAAACTCTCCTCCAAGCCTACTTCCTCACAATCGACACGTCGACCACCCACCAGGTGACGACCGCGCCGACGATGAAGCAGGCTGAGGAGGTCATGCAGCCCTTTCGCACCGCAATTACAAGAGCCAAGGGCCCCCTGTTCGATTTCATGACTCAGGGGTCTTTGCAGAACACGACTGGTAGCCGCGCTCTCAGGCAGAAGCTCGTCCCCACCAAGAAGGGGATCGAGAACTTCATGACTAACAGCCTGCTCGAGGTTCGACCTATGTCGATCGACAAGCTCCAGGGCCTTCGCACCAAGATGAACACGGTGGACGAGTGGCTCTCGGGCGATATTCGTGAAGACGTGGTCGGCGCTATCGAGCAGGGCGCGTCTAAGGTTGACGACTGGCTTATCCTGGCCGTGTCCTCAGAGGGTACTGTCCGGAACTCGGCCGGCGACAACATGAAGATGGAGCTCCTCAACATTCTTCGAGGGGAGTACTCAGATCCTCACACATCCATCTTCTACTACAGGCTCGACGACATCAAAGAGGTCGGGGATCCGTCGACCTGGCTGAAGGCCCAGCCAAATCTCGGGGCCACCGTCTCCTACGAGACATATCAGCGAGACGTCGAAAGGGCGGAGCATGTTCCTGCGGCTAGGAACGACATCCTGGCCAAGAGGTTCGGCATTCCCATGGAGGGGTACACATACTTCTTCACCTACGAGGAGACCCTGCGGCACAACCGTCAGGACTTCTGGGGCATGCCTTGTTCCATCGGCGTCGACCTGTCGCAAGGCGATGACTTCACCGCCTTCACATTCTTGTTCCCCCTCAGCCGGGGTAGGTTTGGCGTCAAGACGCGCTGCTACATTTCCGAGCGCACCATGCTGCGCCTTCCGGGAGCCACTCGTCAGAAGTACGAGGAATTCCTACAGGAGGGCTCGCTCATGGTACTCGAGGGTACGGTTCTTGACATGATGAACGTCTACGAAGACCTCGAGGCGTTCATCGCAGACTGCGAGTACGACGTGCGCTGCCTGGGCTTCGACCCGTACAACGCCAAAGAGTTCGTGACCCGCTGGGAGAACGAGAACGGACCGTTCGGCATCGAGAAGGTGATCCAGGGAGCCCGGACCGAGTCTGTGCCCCTTGGTGAGATCAAGGACATGGCAGAGGATCGCAAACTCCTCTTCGACCAATCTATGATGACCTTCACGATGGGGAACGCCATCACCCTGGAGGACACCAACGGGAACCGCAAGCTCCTGAAGGCCCGACGGGAGAACAAGATCGACTCGGTCGCTGCCCTGATGGACGCCTGGGTCGCTTACAAACTCAACAAGGACATGTTCGACTAGGAGGTGAAGGACATAGGACTGCGAGATAGACTACAGCACGCCTACAACGCCTTCACTGGCAGGGACATCGATCGATCGCACCTCGGTCCGTCCTACTCCGTACGGGCCGACCGGCTCGCTCTGGGATGGACCGCCGACAAGTCGATCATCTCGTCGCTGTTCAACATGATCGCCATCGACGTGTCCGCCACGCCGATCCGACATGTCGACACAGCTCAAAATGGAACGTTTGTTGGCGTTCGGCGGTCAGCCTTGAACGACTGCCTGATGCTGGAGCCCAACATCGACCAGAGCGGCCGAGCCTTCATCCAAGATGCCGTGCTGTCCCTGTTCGATGAGGGCGTCATTGCGATCGTTCCGGTCGAGTCTGACCTGGACCCGAGGACCAACAACAGCTTCGACATCAAACAACTGCGAGTCGGGCGAATCACACAGTGGTTCCCCGAGCAGGTCGAGGTTGAGGTCTACAACCAGGCTCGCTCTACCAAGGAGCGGGTGATCCTGCCGAAGCGCACCATCGCCATCATCGAGAATCCTCTCTACGAGGTGATGAACAAGCCGAACTCGACCCTCAAGCGACTGAGCCGCAAGCTCTCCATGCTGGACCTGGCCGACGAGAAGACGTACACCGGAAAGCTGGACATCATCATCCAGCTCCCCTACGTCGTCAAGACCGAAGCCATGCGCCAGCGGGCGGAGAACCGCATTCAGTCTATCGAGGACCAGCTAGGCAAGGGCGGTCATGGGATCGCCTACACCGACGGTTCCGAGAAGATCACTCAGCTGAACCGCCCGGCGGAGAACAACCTGCTCGATCAGATCAAGTTCCTCACCGCCGAGCTCATGAGTCGACTGGGTATATCGGAGGACGTCTTCAAGGGCACTGCGACGGAGATTGTCTGGACTCATTATTGGAACCGAGCTGTGGAGCCCGTACTCTCGGCGCTCGCCGATGGGATGAGCAAGGCCTTCCTCACGAAGACCGCGCGCACCCAGGGTCAGGCCGTGCAGTACATCCGCGACCCGTTCAAGAACGTTCCTCCGAGCCAGATCGTCACGTCCCTAGACACCATGCTCAGGGACCAGGTCATCACGCCAAACGAGGCCCGTACGAGGATTGGTCTTCCGCCGTCCCCGAACGAGCAGGCGGATCAGTTGCAGAACCCGAACATCAACCCTCAGATGGGTGATACCTCCCTGGACGGCGAGGGGGATATTCCGGGCCCCGGTGGTCCTGATGTTCAGTCAGTGCTCAGCATGCCGATGAGCCAAGTCAGAGGAGAAGGATGAAGTTCGACTTCAGTGGCTGGGCCACTAAGAACGACCTGACCTGCTCCGACGGGCGCACTATCAAGCATAATGCGTTCAAGGAGAATGACGGCCAGCGCGTGCCGCTTGTATGGCAGCATGGGCACAACGCCGTCGACAATGTTCTCGGGCATGCACTGCTCGAGAATCGGGATGAGGGCGTTTACGCCTACTGCGCTTTCAACGACACTCCCGGCGCGGAGAACGCCAAGGAGCTCGTGAAACACGGCGACGTCAAGGCTCTCTCGATCTACGCCAACCGCCTCGACCAGCGAGGGGCTGACGTTATTCACGGCAACATCGTCGAGGTTTCCATGGTCCTGTCCGGGGCCAACCCGGGCGCCTTAATCGACAACGTTGCTCTGGAGCACTCGGATGGTTCATGGACCGAGTCCGAGGACGAGGCCGTCATTTATTCCGGTCTCACGCTCTCGCACGATTCCGGAGAAACAACGGAGGACACAGAATCCATGGACGAAGACGAGGTTTACGACGAGGACGACCTCACGGTCGCCGATGTCCTCGAGACCCTCGACGATGACCAGCGTCTGGCTGTTGCAGCCCTTATCGAGGAGATCAGCGGTGACGTTGATGCCGAGGATGAGGACTTCGACGAGGACGAAGAGTTCGATGAGGACTATGACGAAGACTACGATGAGGACGCCGAGCACGGCGACTCCGGGGGTGATACTCTGATGCATTCCAACATCTTCGAGGGCGACGCTCGTGCCGCTATGGGCCCGCACCTCTCTCACGCCGACGAGGAGCTTATCTTCGCCGAGGCCCGTAAGCCTGGCATGACGCTCCGAACCGCCGTTCTGGCTCACGCCGCAGACTACGGTATCAAGAACCCGGAGCTGCTGTTCCCGGACGCCACCAACCTGGACCCGGAGCCCCAGCGCATCATGCGCGAGAACTCTTGGGTTTCCAAGGTTCTCCAGGGCGCCAAGCACTCCCCCTTCTCCCGGGTCAAGACCCAGTGGTCCAACCTGACCGCTGACGACCTGCGGGCCAAGGGTTATGTCAAGGCCAGCCGCAAGAAGGACGTCGTCTACGAGGTCGCCAACCGGAAGACCGAGCCGACGACCATTTACAACAAGACGAAGATTGACCGTGACGATGTCCTCGACATCACCACGTTCAACGTCGTTGCCTGGATGCAGCAGAACCTTCGCCTGGCCCTCGAGGAGGAGCTCGCACGCGCCGTCCTGATCGGTGACGGCCGAGAGGTGTCCAACCCCGACAAGATCAAGGAGACCAACATCCGTCCGATCTGGAAGGATGACGAGCTGTTCTCCCACAAGGTCCTGATCGACAAGGACGCCAAGACTCCGGACATCATCGACGCCGTTCGTCGGTCCCGGAAGTTCTACAAGGGCTCCGGTATGCCGGTCCTGTTCACCACGAACGCGTTCGTGTGCGACATGCTCGAGATCAAGGACACCAACCAGCGCTACATCTACGAGACCAAGCAGGCCGTCGCCAACGCCCTGAACGTCTCGGATGTCATCGAGGTCGAGGTCATGGAGGGTGCCAAGCGCGAGGTCGGGGGTAAGACCCAGAACCTGCTCGGTATCATTGTCAACATGCAGGACTACACCCTGGGTGCGGACAAGGGTGGCGAGACCTCCTTCTTCGAGCAGTTCGACATCGACTTCAACCAGCAGAAGTACCTGCTGGAGGGTCGTTGCTCTGGCTCGCTGACGAAGTACAAGTCCGCGATCGTCATCGAGAAGGTTACGGCCTGATCCGGTCAAAATGGCAAGATTCTTCGGAAGCATAGGTTACGGACGCGCCGTCGAGACATCGCCGGGAGTGTTTGAGGACAAGGTCACGGAGAGGGAGTACTACGGGGACGTGAACCGTTCCCAGAAGCAGTACGACAGCGAGCCGAAGGTTCTCCAGAATCTCCGGCTCAACAACGAGATCTCCATCGTGGCCGACTCCTACGCCGAGGAGAACTTCTTCGCCATCAAGTATGTGAGATGGATGGGGGCGCGCTGGGTCGTCACAAACGTGGAGGTCCGCCGCCCCCGTCTCATCCTCAACCTCGGAGAGGTGTACAATGGCCCAACGCCTTGAGTTCCATCAGAAACTCGTCGAAGCGCTGGGCTCTAGGAACGTCTACTTCCAACCCCCGGAGTCCGTCCAGCTCACCTACCCGTGCATCGTGTACGAACGGAGTCGAGCCGACTCGAAGTTCGGGGACAACACCAACTGGATGTACACTCCGCGTTATTCGGTCACCCTCATCAGCAGGAATCCCGACGAGCCGGTACTGGACGTCCTGGCCGACATGCCTATGTCCACCTTCGAGAGGCACTTCGTCTCGCACAACCTTCATCACGACGTGTTCAACATCTACCAAGGAGTATAGATGGCAGTCCTCACATGGGACGAGACGGGCAAGAAGTTCTATGAGACTGGTGTGGACCGTGGGGTCCTCTTCCCCGTCAACCCCGCCACTGGCGCTTACAGCAAGGGCGTCGCCTGGTCGGGTCTCACCAACGTGACTGAGACCCCGTCTGGTGCAGAGCAGACCGACCTGTACGCGGACAACATCAAGTACCTTTCTCTGACCTCGGCGGAGACGTTCGAGGGCAAGATCGAGGCCTACACCTACCCGGACGAGTGGCTCCAGTGTGACGGCTCGGCTATTGTCGACAAGGTCGTCATCGGTCAGCAGGAGCGCTCCTCCTTCGGGTTGGCTTACCGCACCATCAAGGGCAACGACCAGCAGAAGAACAACTACGGCTACAAGCTGCACCTTCTGTACGGTCTGGCCGCCTCCCCCTCGGAGCGGTCCTACGGTACGATCAACGACTCCCCTGAGGCGATCACCTTCTCGTGGTCCTTCAAGGGCACCCCGGTGAACGTTACCGATCACAAGCCGACCTGTGTCGTTACCCTCGACTCCAGCGTCATCGGCAAGAACGGCATGACCGCTATCGAGAAGCTGATCTGGGGTGACGGCGCTAACGACGCCAAGCTCCCGACTCCTGACGAGGTCATCGCCGCCGTCAAGGCCGCTGGCTGACAACTCCCACGGACCCCGTGATGCGCTCCGGGGTCCGTGGTGACCCCCAGGGAGGAACGAATGCTGACGATTCACGTCGTCGGGGATGAACTCTATGACGAGGATCGTAACGAGTTCATCAATGGATTCGAGGGCGACCTCGAGCTTGAGCACAGTCTCGTCGCTCTGTCAAAATGGGAGTCAAAGTGGCACATCCCATACATCGGCAACGAGAAGCTCACGGAAGAGCAGGTCCTTGACTACATCAAATGCATGACTCTGAATGACGTCGACCCCGTCGTCTACTCACACTTGTCCATGGAGAACGTGAAACGGATCCGAGAGTACATCGAAGACTCGATGACGGCAACCACATTCGTGGAGTCTGAGGGTTCGAGCCCTGCTCGTAACGTTATCACGTCAGAGCTGGTCTACTATTGGATGGTCGCTCTCCAGATTCCGTTCGAGTGCCAGCACTGGCACCTTCATCGACTTCTCACACTCATTCGAGTGTGCAATGTCAAGAACCAACCCGACAAGAAGATGTCGACCGCCGCCACGCTTCGACAGAATCAGGCTCTGAACGCGGCGAGACGGGCCAAGTACAAGTCAAGAGGTTAACATGTCTGGTGTAACTCCTCTTCTCCATACCACGGTTCGGGGAGAGTCCAGTCCGTTCAGTACCGTATACATCTCCCCCACCAATGGTGTCACCGACGCCTCGATTACTCTGGGGGCGAACCCCGAGTTCGAGCTGGACGTCCCTTTCTACGAGGGATCCAAGGCCCTGGTTCGGGTCGTCCGAAAAGATGGTTCCACGGACCAGAAGATGATCGACCTCAAAGAGTCCATGCCAGAGAAGGTCGTGTGGTTCAACTCCAGGGCTGCTTCGGGATACGGCACGTTCGACACCGGTTGGATCAAGTGCCCCGACGACAACGCCTACGTCTACCGCATCATGGCGGGCATGGTCTACGTCAAGCGCAATAGTGACTGGCAGACTCAGGACCTTAACGGAACAAGGGACGTCAAGGTTGTCGATCTCCCCAAGGAGATCCAGGTTCGAAGTCGGGCAACGTTCGTTCTCCCTAAGGGTGACTACACAGACGACGGATCCATCATCGAGATCTGGCCCGGAGACGCAACAACGCCTCCGCGTGTTCGCGCGCAGCTCAAGGGCAACGGCGCTCGAATCATTCCCGTACTCTTCGCCCCCATCGAGAACTCCAACGGCTGAAAAGGTCAAAATGACTGTATCTCAATACGCAGCATCTTGCGCCAGGTACTACGCCGACGTCGCGGATGTCGGCTACTCGCAGCCCGATCGCTGGACCTTCTACGATCGGTCCGACTGGGACGGCTGGCTCATCAACCCGCCTGCCAACGCCGACTGCTCAGCCCTTGTTGCGGGCTGTTACAACCTCGCGGCCCACCACGAGTGGGGCGAGCCCTTCACTGCCGGTTATTTCCCTCGGTCGACCTGGACGGGGTCCCTTCGGGAGGAGTGTGCTCAGCGCAACTTCGCCGACATCTCGGATTCCTGGACCGGCAACGAGCCCGATGGCGGATTCGAGATCGGCGACATCGTCTTGTCCGAGGCAGCCTCGGGTGGTAAAGGACACGTCGCCATCGTAACGGGTCTCAACCCGACCATTCTTTCCGAGGCATGGATTGCTGAGGACGGAAGTGACGATGGTTGGATGGGGGACCAGACTGAGCAAGAGGTCCGGTCCAAGGAGTACAACGAGCACCCTTACACCCAGTCCGCATCCTGGACCCACTGTCTTCGTCGACGGGACAACCACGGCAGCTCGGCGCCTTCACACGCCGAGTCGTCCGCAGGGACCTCCATCCAGGAAGCCGTTCTTCGCGCCGCGGACGCTACTGGGTGCCCTTGGTGGGCCGCTCTTGGCTGCCTCAAGGTGGAGACCGGCGAGGAGGGCGCCAACATCTACGGCCACGACGCCGGGGGCGCCTGCTCGGGCTGGGGCGAGGTCACAGAGCACAACTTCAAGAACTATTTCTGGCCCATCGTCTCTGAGTGGGGCACCTCAAACGGAGTCGGTCCGCTTCAGATCACCTACAACGGGTACTTCATCAACGATCCTGATCGAGCCTGGTGGGACCCGCAGAAGTCGGCCGAGGTCGGCTGCTCTATCCTCAAGGGTCTCATCGACGCCGAGGGCGATTCCTATGAGGACCTCCGCCGAGTGGGGTCTCGCTACAATTCCGGGACCATGTATGGGTCCTACGAAGCGTACGGTGTGCCTTTCTCCGACGCATGCCGCTACTGGTACAACAAAGGCCGTCCGTCTCAGGGCACGAGCGACGGCGGAGAGGAACTCGAAGTGTCATACGCAACCGATCTGCTTTCCGAGATCAAGGACCGCCTCGTCGAGGTTTCCGACCAGACTGGTGCCGGCATCGCCGGTCGTCGTTTCGACGGCCCCATCGTTGGTTGGCTGAAGGACATCTCCTACAAGCAGGACCTGATCCTGAAGGCGCTCAACGAGGCCAAGCCGAAGTCTGACGAGGGTAAGTGAGGCCATCGTGCCTTACTGTCACGTCAAAGGAGACATTCCCCCGTTCGCCACACTAACCGTCGATCCCGATGACGGCCCCACCTTTGTTGATACTGCCGGAGAGAACGGTAAGATCGACGGTATGGTGTGGTTCTTCCGAAGCACCAACGCTCGTCTCTTCTTGGACGACCAGGGATGGCCCGCCGCCAAGACGGTAACCTTGAGTGAGGATAGCGTCGTCGACGTTACCATCAAGACTAACCGCCCTGCTGGTGGCGGAGGCGGGGGTAACGGGAATGTCCTGATCCTCGGTCGTGAGGAGCAGGTGCCGGCAGGTACTCCTCCGAACACGGTCATCGTACGAAAGGTCTGATCATGGCGTCTCCCATGAAGGGTATCGCGGTCTCCAAGAATCAGGACGAGAAACTCAGCGTTCCGTCAGCTGTTGGGGACTGGGCGCTGCTCGTAGTGGGCGGTCAGTTCGGCACCATGCAGGATTGCACGCCGGCGGGATGGACCGGGAAGTACGCCACGAGCGCCAAGCTTCGCTCTTGCACCGTGGCCGTCAAAATGGTTGCTAATCCTGCCGACACCCAGAACGTGGTGTGGAAGTCACCGGACCCGGCTCACAACGGACGACACGTTGCGGCCCTCATGGTGTTTGACGGGGCCAAGGTCAAGAGTCTGGTACCCGGCACACCGGCAGAGAGTGCAGACAACTGGAAGAACGGACCATTTCCTCAGCTCACAGGGTTCGTGCAGCACGATGTGGCCACCAATCCCGTAGCGACTTTCCCAGAAAACGTCGAGTCGGTAACTAACGGTTCCTGGGGCAAGGACACAAAGATGTCCTGGTCGTCGATCGTCGTCGGATACGCTCAGTCGCCGTACGTTCCACCAAGCGAAACCGGCGTGTGTGCCCTCTTCGGCGTCGACGTCCGGCTTAAGGAGCAGAACGACTCGCTCGATCCGACTCTCGCTGACGGGTCCAAGATCGGTGTCAACGTGTGGGACGGGGCTCGGGAGACCCCAACCGTCACGATGCGAGCAATTCCTGAGGGCGCCAAGACGATTTCGGAGCTCCTCACGATTCCGCACTTCATTGTGGGGCATCGTGGCGGCTCCCAGTCCTGGCCCGAGCACACTGAGATCGGGTACACCCAGGCGGTCGACTACCACGCTCACGCGCTGGAATTCTCGGCTGCCCGAAGCAAGGACGGTGTCTGGTTCGGCTGCCACGACAAGAGTCTGTCGCGTCTCGTTCCGGCTCTAACCAAGAACGCGGACGAGTATACCTGGGCTGAGATCAAGGCCGCGGCGTCGAAGACCCAGTACATGCCGGCGACGATCGATTGGCTGATGGACACGTACTCCAAGAGTCACGTCATCGTCTTCGATCCGAAGCATAAACTAGGCGAGTGGCAGACCGTTTGTGACATGTTCAAGGGTATGGAGCAGAAGGTCATACTCAAGTCCTACGGAGACTCCAAGTGGGCGTTCGACGGAATGCGAGCACGCGGATTCAAGACCTGGGGGTATGCGTACGCCTCGGACACAACCAAGGAATGGTATCCAAACTTCCTCGCGGGGAAGGTCTGCGATATTCTGTCCATGGAGTTCAATGCGCCGCAGACCACATGGGATGCCCTGAAGGCCTCAGGTCTCCCGACAGTTGCGCATATTCCCGCCGACGCCGACCAGCTCAAGACGGGATGGTCTCGAGGAGCGATGGGTGCCATCGTGTCAGGTATCGCGGCCGCCTGTGAGAGGGCCGCATGAGTCCGGCGTTCACGCTGGAGATGGATTCGAGGATGGACACGGGGAAGTGGCTCGAGAGACTCAAAGAGGGCCGCTTCTTCGATTTCCTCGACGACTGCGGACAGGCCGGGGTGGCTGCACTAGCCGCCGCTACTCCGGTCAGGTCCGGTTACACTGCATCTAGCTGGTCCTACGAGATCAAGCGGAGCAGAAACCGAGTCTCGCTGGTCTGGAACAACTCCCACGTGGAGCAGGGTGTCCCGATCGCAGTCATATTGCAATACGGGCATGGCACCAGAACCGGTGGCTATGTCCAGGGCGTGGATTATATAAATCCGGCGCTCAGGCCTATATTTGACAGCATCGTCAAGCAGCTTGAAAGTGCGGTGAGAGGCTAGTGGCGTCAATCGAGGAGCGGGTAGTCGCTCTTAAGTTCAACAACGGCCAATTCATGAACGGGGTTCAAGACTCTCTTAACGGAGTCAAGAAGCTCGAGGAGGGATTGGCATTTCGTGGCGGGGTCGAGGGGATCAACCAGGTCTCTGCGGCCGCCAAGAACCTTAATTTCTCGGAGGCCCAGGCGGGTATTGCCGAGACTACGAGCAAATTCTCGGCTCTCCAGTCGATTGCGTTCGGCGCACTCGCCAGCATCGGTGGGAAGATCGCCGAAATCGGCTCCTCGATGCTCTCGAGCTTCACGGTTCAACCTCTTATCGACGGCATGAAGGAGTACGAGCTGCAGCTCAACTCCGTTCAGACCATTCTCGCCAACACCGCCCAGAAGGGCGAGACGATCCAGACCGTTAACGCGGCTCTGGACCAGTTGAACACTTATGCAGACCAGACCATCTACAACTTCGGTGAGATGACGTCCAATATCGGTAAGTTCACCGCTGCCGGTATTGGACTGGATGACTCGGTTGCGTCGATTAAGGGCCTGGCGAACTGGGCGGCCGTCGCTGGTGCCAACTCCGAGTCCACCTCGAGGGCTATGTACCAGCTTTCGCAGGCTATGGCCGCGGGAACAGTGAAACTTCAGGACTGGATGTCCCTGGAGAACGCCGGCATCGCCACCAAACAGTTCCAGGACCAGCTGATTCAGACAGCCAAGGTCCACGGCAAGAGCGTCGACGAAATGATCGCCAAGAACGGGTCGTTCAGGCTCTCCCTTCAAGAGGGATGGCTGACCCAGGAGATCATGATGGAGACGCTGAAGCAGATGGCCGGTGAATACACCGACGAGCAGCTTCTCTCCATGGGTTACACCGAGGAGCAGGTCGCTCAGATCCAGGAGCTGGCCAAGACTGGTATGTCGGCGGCTCAGGACATCAAAACGTTCTCTCAGTTGATGGGTGTTATCGGTGAGGAGCTTGGTTCGTCCTGGTCTCAGTCGTTCCGAATCATCTTTGGTGACTTCGAGCAGGCCAAGGAACTGTGGACCAAGGTCGGCGCCTTCCTCACGGGTCCGAGCGGTGTCATCACACAGATGGGCAACGCCCGAAACGCCCTTCTCCAGGGCTGGGCTGACCTCGGCGGTAGGGAGAAGGTCCTCGAGGGCCTCGCTTCCCTGTTCCACGCCATGTGGGATCCGCTACAGCGGATCGGTCAGGCGTTCTCGCGGGTCTTCAGCGGTCCATCTGCCGAGGGTCTGTACGCGATGTCTGAGGCATTCGCCAACTTCATGGCCAAGCTGGTCCCCAGTGAGACCACTGTCGAGTCGATCGGTAACTACTTCGAGTCGTTCTTCCGGATCGTCAAAATAGGTGTAATGGTCCTCACAGACTTCGCTAAGGTGATCGGATGGATCGCCGGCGGAGCGCTCAGGGGACTGGGCGCCATCATTTCCAACCTGACCGGGCACACCGCAGGATGGTCCTCGACACTCAGGGATCATATTGCGGCTGTTCAGGAGTGGTATGACAGCCTGAATGTCGCCGAGAACGTCATCAAGGCCATCACCTGGACGGGCGCCGGCTTGAAGCGTATCTGGAGCAACTTCTCCGAGGGGTTCCATGATGAGATCACGCCCAGTCTCAAGCGTCTCAAGGAGGCCTGGGACAACCTGTGGGAGGCTCTTAGGTCTGCGGGCTCCGGAATCAAGGAAGCCATCGTTGGGCCGTTCCGGGAGCTCAAGGAGGGCGCCCAGGAGGTCGGTCAGTCGCTCGGTCTCGTCAGCGACTCCACAGATGAGGCCGGTGCAACCGCCGAGGAGAACGAGTCTAAGTTCACCAAGCTCAAGAACAAGATTGTCGACCTGTTCGAGTCCGCCTACAAGAAGTCCTACTTCTGGGGGCAGCACCTGGCCGACCATCTTATTCCGGCGATCGACAAGCTCACCAGCTTTATCAACTGGCTGACCGAGTGCATCAACAAGCAGGCCATCGTCGTCAGCGACTGGTTGACTCCTAAGATGGAGCGACTGGCTGCACTCTACGATGAGGTGTCCACCAAATTCAGCGAGTGGGCCGAGGCCATGCAGAACGGGCCTGATATTGCTTGGCTGTCGTCCCTCGGCGGTATTCTTTCGTCGTTTGGAGCTGGTGTCTGGGGCGTCCTCAAGAATCTGGCGACTCTGAACTTCGACTTCGACGTCCAACCGTTCAAGAAGGCGTTCAGCGACCTCAAGACGCTGATGGGTGAGTACGCCGAGTCCGTCAAGTATGGCTGGAACACCACCAAGGAGTTCATCGCCAACCTTGAGCTCAAAGACAAGGCTACGTCTGGGTGGCACAACTTCGTCAAGCTTATCAAGGGCATCGGCAAGGTTCTGTCCACCGTTGGTCACTACGCTGTCATCGCCGCCAAGGCGCTCATCGAGCCGTTCAAGGGCGCGTTTGCTGAGCTCAAGAACATGGCCGACAACGGCGACTACGGAGGCATATTCGACGCCATCCTCAAGACGGGCGCTCTGGTTACATTCCTCTCGATTGCCCGGAATGTTATCAACACCTTCAAGGAGTGGGGCAAAGCCGGATCCAGCTTCGCTGGGATTCTCGGAAGTGTCAAGGACGTCATCGACGGGTTCAAGGAATCAATGGAGGCTACGACCGCCAAGGTCAAGGCCACCACGGTCCTTATTCTCGCCGGAGCCGTTCTCGTTCTAGCCGCTGCGCTCTGGGTCGTCGCCCAGATCCCGGCAGGCAAGATTGTAGCCGCTGGCGCTGCTCTATATTTCATGTTCAACATGCTCAAGAAGGCGGAGGACGAGCTGTCCAGCGCCGGTGAAGGCAAGGACACGAAGGGGCTCGCTAAGCGAATGCTGGCGCTGGTCGTATTGGCCGGAGTCGCACTCCTACTGGGCAAGGCGCTGAACAACATCGGCACCATGGACTGGGATGATATCCTCAAGGGAACCCTTGGGCTCTTCGCAGTCATAAAGATGCTGATGATGGTGGCCGATACGACTACCAAGAAGAACAAGGATATCCTGGCGTTCGCTCTCACGGCGATTCCGCTAGGCATCGGTGTTATGCTCCTTGCCTATGCGGTCAAGCCGCTTGGTGAGATGAGTCTGTCGGACCTGACACAGGGTGTTCTGGCACTTGGTCTTATCATGAAGATGATGACCATGATGTCCCAGATGGGCACGGTCAAGATCAAGAAGGCCTCGGCATTCGCATTCCTTGCACTGGCATTTACCATGCGACAAATTGCGAAAGTCCTAACCGAGATCGGTGAGCTGTCTTGGGGGGACACGATCAAGGGCATCATCGCTATGGATATTTGCCTGGCGTCCTTGACGTTCACTGTCGAAAGGCTCGGAAGTGACAAGCTCTCCGGCGGCAAGTCTCTTGTCGGGGCTCTAACGATCCTTGTTCTGGCAGCGACACTCAAACTCATCGCCAGCGATATCGAGAGCTTCGCCTCCATGCCATGGGGCGACTACCTCAAGGGTCTTGTCATGATGTCAGCGGCCCTGGCCGTTCTCGTTGGAATTAGCTCCATCGGCGGCGGAAGCCTCGCTGGTGCGGCGGGTCTCTTCGTGACGGTAGCGGCGCTTGCTCTCCTAGCACCTGTAATGAGGATGCTGGGCGAGATGGACTGGGCTACAGCCGGCAAGGGTATCGCCATCATGGCCCTGGGGCTGGCAGCTCTTGTGGCTGTCGGATATGTTGNTGAGATGGACTGGGCCACGGCGGGCAAGGGTATTGCCATCATGGCTCTTGGACTGGCCGCTCTTGTGGCTGTCGGATATGTTGCTGAGTTTGCCGCGGTCGGTCTCCTTGCACTGGGCGGCGCTATCCTTATGATCGGGATGGGCGTTGGTCTAGCGACTGAGGGTATCGCCAAACTGGTTGATGCCATTGCGAACCTGTCGACCTCGGGAGCTGACGGCGTCCAGACATTCCTCGCGGCCGTCGACGGCTTCATCGAGAGAATGCCTGCGATGGGTACGGCGCTCGGCGAGGGCTTCATCAACTTCATGCAAGTCCTCATCGACAATTCGGGCACTATCGTCGAGTACCTCAAGCTTATCCTGACGTCTGGCGCTCAGGCTATGATTGAGTCTATCCCGACGTTCGTTCAGCTCATGACCACGATCCTCCTGGCGATCATCCAGGTCATATACGACAACGCTCAGGCTCTGATCGACTGTGCCATATTCTTGATCCTGACCTTGTCACAGGCCCTCATTGATAACATGCCGCAGTTGGTCCAGAGGGGTTCGGATGTCCTCATATCCTTCCTGGATGGTCTGAGTCAGAAGATCCCAGAGATCGGGACGAAGGCTACAGACTGCATCGTAGCGTTCATCACCAGTCTCGGCGATGAGATGCCGCGAATCACCGATGCGGCAGCCAAGACAGTCATCAAGTTCATCAATGGACTTGCCGACGCGATCGAGAACAACTCCGAAGCGATGGCTCAGGCGGGCGTTCGACTCATCAGCGCCATCACTAGGGGCATCGGCACCGGCATCAAGACTCTCGTATCTACGGGCGTCGCGCAGATGAAGAA